GCGCCCCGCCCCGGCCGCGCCGCGGCCCGGCCAACCCCCGGCCTACGGTCCAAACGCAACGCGCTGCGGCGCTGGGACCGCCCGTAGAAATTTTCGGCCGAAACGAGTGTCTGGACATCCTGTCTGTTTTCGCTTCACCGCCGCGCCGCATCGCCCTACACTCCTCCTCGCCGGCGCCCCCTCACCCGCCTGTCCTCCCTCCCCAGGCGGCGCGCGATCGGTAGGCCCGCTGCGGGTATCCGGGCTCCTCGCCCGCAGCGGGCCTTTTCGTTGCGTCTGTCGGCCGACAAGGCTACATTTGGCCGACAGATCGCGAGGAGAGCCGTGCCCTACCCCGACAAGATCGACGTCAGCTACAGCTACACGGGCTTCGCGGCCGGTCTCGGCGACGGCTCGTTCCCGGGCGCGCAACTCGACGCCGACCTCGCGGAGCTCGAGGCCAGCGCGAACGCGCTGAACGACTTCGTGCGCGCCGTCGTGCGCGCCGACGGCCGCCTGGCCAACGGCCTCGTGACGCCCGACACGCTCTCGAGCGAGGCCAGGGCGGCCTTCAACAGCACGTTCGTGCCCAAGGGCGCATGGGCCACCGCCACGGCCTACGCCGTCGGCGATGTCGTGAGCGTGTCGGCCGGGACGAAGGCCTATGTCTGCCTCGTGGCGCACACGTCTGCCGGCGTGTTCGCGACGGATCTTGCGGCCGGGCGGTGGCTGCTCTGGGCCGTCGACGGCAACACGGCCTCGGCGATCGCATCGACGCCGGTCGGCAACCTCGCGGCCACCGACGTGCAGGCCGCGCTGGCCGAACTGGACACCGAGAAGCAGCCGCTCGACGCGAAGCTCACGGCGCTGGCCGGGCTCTCGCCGGCGGCCGATCGGCTGGCCTACTTCACGGGCGCCTCGGCGCTGGCCCTGGCCACGTTCACGGCCGCCGCGCGCAGCCTGCTGGACGACGCGACGGTCGCGGACATGCGCACGACGCTGGGGCTGGGCGCCATGGCGCTGCGCGCCACGGTGGCGACGGCGGACATCGACGCGCTGGCGGTGACGACGGCCAAGGTGGCAGACGCTGCGGTGACGACGGTGAAGCTCGCCGACGGCGCCGTGACGGCCGCGAAGGCCTCCGCGGGCATGCTCCTCCAGTCCGTGGCCTCGACCTCGGGGGCCGTCGCGACCGGCACGACGACGGTGCCGCTTGACGACACGATCCCGCAGATCTCGGAGGGCACGGAGTTCCTGACGCAGGCCATCACGCCCGTGTCGGCCACGGACGTCCTCGAGATCGAGGTCGTGCTCAACGTCGCGGGCTCGACGGCGGGCGGCACAATCATCGTGGCCCTGTTCCAGGACGCGACGGCGAATGCGCTGTGCGCCGTTGCGGTGAAGTTCGCCGCGGCCGGTGACAACCAGCAGGTGAAGCTGCTGCACAGGATGGTGGCGGGCACGACGTCGGCCACGACGTTCCGCGTGCGCGCCGGCCTTGCGGCGGCTGGCACGGTGACGGTCAACGGTTCCGCCGGCGCGCGCCAGTTCGGCGGCGTCATGCTGTCGTCGCTCTCGATCCGCGAGGTGAAAGCCTGATGGCCAACCCGACGCCGTACACCAAGGGCTACGACTTCACCGGCTACCAGGCCGTCAACCCGACGCTGCCGCTGCCGGGCAACCAGGTCGACGCCGAACTGTCCGGGGTCGCGACGTCGATCGCCGAGACGATCGTCGCGCTGGGCGAGGTGCGGCGCTCCGACGGCGCGCTGCGCAACGCGATCGTGACGACCGAGGCCCTGGCCGTGGACGTCCGGTCGCTGCTGGCCGGAGACCCGAATCCGCGCGGCCTGTGGCTGACGGCCACCGCATACGAGCAGAACGACCTCGTCGCCTATTCCGGCGCGACCTACATCTGCGTCGTCGCGCACGTCTCGGGGACGTTCTCGACGGACCTCGCCGCGACGAAGTGGCTGCTGATCGCGTCTCCGGTGTCGCTGTCGTCGCTGGGCTACGCCGAGGCGTTCTCCGGCGACGGTGCCACGACGACCTTCACGCTGTCGCAGAGCTTCGCCGACATCCTCGAGATCGACGTCTTCGTGCGCGACGGCAGCGGCGGCTACGAGTTGCAGCGCATCGTCGGCGCGTCGCCGCAGGTGACGCTGACGTCCTCCACCCAGATCACGTTCGCGACGGCCCCTGCCGTCGGGACCAACAACGTGATCGTCCGATCGGTGTCCCAGACGGCCTCGGCGTCCGCCGGCGCCGCGCTCGGCAGCGCGACGGCGGCTGCGGCGTCCGCGTCGTCTGCTTCGGGCTCGGCGTCGGCGGCGTCGTCCTCGGCGTCCTCGGCGTCGGGTTCGGCCAGCGCGGCGTCCGCCAGCGCGGCGGCTGCCGCGGCCTCGGCGGCCTCGATCTCGCTGCCGATCCCGATCGGCAGCGGCGGCACGGGCGCCACGACGGCACCCAACGCGCGCACGGCTCTCGGCCTCGGGACGCTGGCCACGGTAAACGATGTTGCAACGGCCAACCTCCAGAACAACGCCGTCACGGCGGCCAAGCTGGCGCGCGAGGGCTCATCGGGCCAAGTGCTGACGTCGAACGGCGCAGGCGCTGATCCGAGCTACCAGACGCCGGCAGGCGTCCCGACCGCGACGATCCTCGACTATGGCGGCCTGACGGCACCGTCTGGCTACCTGCTCTGCGACGGTGCGGCCGTGTCGCGCACGACCTATGCGTCGCTGTGGTCGGCGCTGTCGGCGCAGGCCACCGTCACGATCACGATCGCCTCGCCTGGCGTCGTGACGTGGAACTCGCATCCGCTCCAGAACGGCGACCCGGTGCGGCTCCAGACGACCGGCGCGCTGCCGACCGGCCTCGCGGCGAACACGACCTACTACGTCGTGAGCGCCGGCGCGAACACGTTCCAGTTGGCTGCAACGCGCGGCGGCGCGGCCATCAACACCAGCGGCACGCAGAGCGGCACGCACACGGCCATCTATGCGCCGCACGGCTGGGGAGACAACTCGACCACCTTCAACGTCCCCGACCTGCGCGGTCGCGTGGGTGCCGGCCGCGACAACATGGGCGGCACGGCGGCGAACAGGATGACGACCGCCGGCGCTGGCATCGCGGGCGCCAACCTTGGCGACGCAGGCGGCGCGCAGACGCACACGCTGACGACGGCACAGTTGGCTTCGCACAATCACTACATGGGGACCAATGGGGTCGGGTTCTCTTGCGGCGGTCCGAGCTCCTCTCTTGCCGGTGCTAACAACTACAGCTCCACGGTGAACGCTTACACCGGCAACGAAGGCGGCGGCAGCGCCCATCAGAACACGCAGCCGACGGTCATCGTGAACAAGATCATCAAGACCTGACGCTAGGAGGGGCTTATGCGCGTGACCGTGATTTTCCCAGACAACGCTGTGTACGTTGACGGCGTCGCGCGCGTGGTGCAGATGCCGCCGCACGACCCCAACTGGCACGCGCTGCAATGGGACGGCCAGCGCGGCGACGTCGAGGTCCGCGTCGGCGCGGGGTTCTCGGTCGACGACCCTGCCGTCGTCGCGCCGTTCGTCGCCGCGTGGGAAGCTGCCGCACCGCCCGCGCCGCCCGCGCCGCCGGTGCCGCCCGGCCAGCCCGCGCAGGGCGTCGAGGAGATGTGAGGTGGAGCACCGTGTCTTCTCCGGGCTCGGCTGCTTCTTCCAGAGATACGACCTGGCGCGCGGCGAGGTCATCGCCCGCCACAACCACGAGGTCGATCACCTGACCATCGTCGCCGCCGGGCGCGCGATCGCGCGCACCGACGAGCGCAGCCTCGAGCGCGGCCCGGCCGACGCGCCGATCCTCTTCCGCGCCGGTCGTTTCCACGAAATCGAGGCGCTCGAGGACGGCACCGTCGTCCTCAACGTGTTCTCGGGGGAGATGGTGTCGTGACGGAGATCAACCCCCGCGAGTTTGGCCGCCTGGAGGCCGAGGTCGCGGCCTTGACCAAGACGGTCGAGGACATGGCCAAGGACATGAAGGCCGTCCGCAGCACCATGGACGCCGCCGGCGGCGGCTGGAAGGTGCTCGTGGCCACCGCAGGGCTCACATCGGCCGTGACGGCCACGATCATCAAGGTGATCCCCCTCATCCCGTTTCGCTGAGAGGTGCCCATGCGTTCAATCATCCTCGCCGCGGCGCTGCTGGCGCCGACAGCCGCGCTCGCGCAGGAGCCGCCCATCTGCGCGCCGCTCGAGGCCCTGCGCAAGACGCTCATCGGCGACTTCAGCGAGCGCCTCGTGGTCGAGGCCGAACTGCCGAACGGCACGTTCCTGCACATCTATGCCGCGCGCAACGGCGCGTGGACGATGCTGGTCGTCTCGCCCAGCGGCGTGGCCTGCGTCGGGCCTGTCGGCACGGGGTTCCGTAGCGCCGAAGGCCGGGGCATCTGATGGCTCCCCCGCGCCTGCCCGAAGCCGAGGTCCGCCGCCGCATCGCCGCAGTCGACGAGGCGCTGCGCGCGGGCCACCCGCCGCCCGGCATCACCGTCGTCGGGAAGTCCGGGGCCATCGCGCAGGCCGCGCGGTCGCTGGGCATGGGCCTCAACCAGATTAAGGTCGAGGCGCTGCGCGACTGGAAGGCCATCTACGGGCTCGAGCCTGACTGGACCCTGTTCTCCAAGCCGATCGACCGCAGCGTCGCTGCGCCGCCGCCGCCGCCGCCGCCGGTGCCGCCGCTGTCGGTGCCGCCGCCGGAGCCTCCCAGCCTCATCGCCCTCCTGCGCAAAGGCGGCCTGACGCTCGACGAGCTCGCCACGGCGGCCGGCGTGTCGCGCGGCGCGGCGCTCGACGCGATCGACGCGCTCGGGCGCGAGGGCCACAACGTCCACGAGATCGGCGGGCGCTGGTCCGTCGAGAAGGAGACGCGCCCCGCGTTCCTCTCCGGCGACATGCCGGCCTACGTCAGCCGCCCGGACAACACCTTCGTGTTCGGCGCGACCTCGGACAACCACCTCGGGTCGAAATACGAGCGCCTCGACGTCCTCGAAGACCTCTACACGCGCTTCGCCGCGCGCGGCGTCGATCGCGTCTTCAACGCCGGCAACTGGATCGACGGCGAGGCGCGCTTCAACAAGTTCGACCTCCACGTCCACGGCATGGAGCAGCAGGTCGCCTATCTCGCGAAGCACTACCCGCGCCGCGAGGGCATCGTCACGCATGCGGTGGCGGGCGACGACCACGAGGGCTGGTACGGCCAGCGCGAAGGCGTGGACATCGGCAAGCTGGCCGAGCGCGTGATGCGCGAGCACGGCCGCGCCGACTGGGTCAACCTCGGCTACATGGAGGCGCACGTCCGCCTCGTGAACGCCAACACCGGCAAGAGCAGCGTGCTGGCCGTCGTCCACCCTGGCGGCGGCAGCGCCTACGCGCTGTCCTACTCGATCCAGAAGATCATCGAGAGCCTCGACGGCGGCGAGAAGCCTGCGGTCGGCCTCTACGGCCACTACCACAAGCTCTGGGCAGGCAACATCCGCAACGTGTGGTGCCTCCAGACGGGCTGCACCGAGGACCAGACGCCCTTCATGCGCAAGAAGAAGCTTGAGGCCCATGTCGGCGGCGCGATCGTCGAACTCGAGCAGGACCCCGAGACCGGAGCGATCGTCGGCTTTACGCCGAAGCTGATCCGCTACTTCAACCGTGGCTACCACAACAATCGGTGGAACCACGGCGGCAGCGTCACGCTGCCGGAGCGGAGCATCGCGTGATGGAGCCCGTCGTCGTTCGCATCCGCGCCGTCGACGCGCGCGACATCGCGTTCGCCGACGAGATCTCGGCCATGCACCGGGTGTGCTTCCACTACGACATCGGCCCGGCCACGCTCGACGCGGGCTTCTGGTGGATCGGCGTCGACCAGGACGGCGAGCCGGCGTGCTTCGGCGGCATGTGGCCGTCGACGTCCGATCCCGAGAACGGCGGGTACTTGTGCCGCGCCGGCGTCATGCCGATCTACCGCGGCCTCGGGCTCCAGCGGCGGCTGATCCGCGTGCGCGAGATCGCCGCGCGGCGTCTGGGCTGGCGGACGATGGTGTCCGACACCTGCGACAACGCCTTCTCGGCCAACAACCTCATCGACGCCGGCTACCGCATGTTCGAGCCGTCGAAGCCGTGGGCCGTCGATGGTTCCTGCTACTGGAGAAAGGACCTGCGATGATCAACAACGCCGGGATCGAGCTCATCAAGGAGTTCGAGGGCTGCAAGCTCGTCGCGTACCTCGACGAGCTTGCCAAGCCGCCTGTCTGGACGATCGGCTACGGCCACACGAAGACGGCGCGCGCGGGGCTGAAGATCTCGCAGTCGACGGCCGTCGAGCTTCTGCGCGTCGACATCGGCGACCACGCACGGCCCGTGATGCGCGCATGCAAGGTCCCGCCGACCGAGAACCAGTTCGCGGCGATGACGTCGCTCGCCTACAACATCGGCGTCGGCGCGTTTCTGAAGTCGTCCGTGCTGCGGTTCCACAACGAGGCCAAATACGCCGAGGCGGCGGCGGCCTTCGGCATGTGGAACAAGGCTGGCGGCAAGGTGCGCGCGGGGTTGACCAGGCGCCGCGCGCGCGAGGCGGCCCTGTACCTGACGCCGTCGAACGCCGATGCGGTCCAGACGACGCGCGCCGAGCCCGAGGTCAAGGACCCCGCCGCGCGCCGCGACCTCGGCACGATCGCGGCGGGCTCCGGCGTGGCCCTCGCGGCCGTGCAGCAGGGCGTCTCGCAGGTCTCGAGCATCTGGGACGGGCTGGCGGGATTCGGCATCAGCCCGCACGTCCTGCTGGGCGTCCTCGGCGTGGCGTCCGTCGCGGCGCTGCTCTGGTTCGTCTGGGACGCGCGCCGGCGGCGCGCCGAGGGCGACTTGTGATCGCGCTGCTGGCCACCCGGGTCGGGCGCTGGCTCGCCGGCGCGGCGGCTGGCGTCGTGGCGATCCTCGCGGTGCTGGGCGCCGCGCGGCGATCGGGGCGTCTGGCCGAGCGCCAGAAGCACACCGAGGCCGCCCTCGAGAACCTTCGCAGCAGGGAGAAGACCGATGAGGACGTTGCGCGCCGCGGCGCTGACGATCGCCGTCGCGACCTTGGCCGCTGGGTGCGCTAGCGTGCCCGGCACGGCCTGCGACGGCTGGCGGCCCATCCGGCCGCTGGAGGACGACCTGGCGACGATGAGCGACTCGCTCGTCGAGCAGGTGCTCGCGCACAACGAGCACGGCGCCAGGGTCTGCGGCTGGACGCCTTGATGCCTCGCCCGACCGACATCAACCCGAAGACCGGCAAGCGGTACAACTTCGTGCCGCCGGAGAAGCGCGGGCGCGAGCACGAGGACGAGCAGAAGGCGATCCAGAAGGAGATCCAGCTACTCCGGCGCGCTCAGGTCGCGCTCGAGGCCCGCGACAGCCTCCTGTCCTTCACGCGCTTCACGATGCCCGACCCGGAGCACATCGACGACGTCGACCGCACCCGATACGAGGCCGCGGAGTTCCACAAGCAGAAGGCGGCGGCGCTCGAGGCCGTCGAGCGCGGCGAGATCACCCAGTTGATCCTCTGCGAGCCGCCGCGCCACGGCAAGACGGAGCTCGCCACGAAGCGGTTTGCGGCGTGGTTCTCCGGCCGCCACCCGGAGCAGGACATCGCCGTCGCCTCCTACTCCGACACGATGGCCACCGATTTCGGTTCCGACGTGCGCGCGATCATGCACTCGCCGCGCTACCGGCAGGCATTCCCGACGCACAAGCTGCGGCGCGGCGGCAACGCGAAGGACAACATCCAGACCGACAAGGGCGGGCGGCTCGTGTTCGTCGGCCGGGGCGGCGCGCTGACGGGCCGTGGCGCGCATCTGCTGCTGATCGACGACCTGTTCAAGGACCACGAGGAGGCGCGATCGCAGGCGATCCGCGACCAGGCGTGGAACTGGTTCACCAAGGTCGCCATGACCCGCCGCATGGGCAAGCGGCTCGTCGTCGTGACCATGACGCGCTGGCATTCCGACGACGTCATCGGGCGGCTGACGGACCCGGAGAACCCGAACTACAACGAGATCGAAGCGAAGAAGTGGAAGATCATCCGGCTGCCGGCGATCGCCGAGGACGACGACCCTCTGGGCCGCGAGCCTGGCGCGCCGCTCTGGCCGGAGCGATACGACCTCGACTTCCTGCACAGCCAGATGCGCCTCGACCCGCTCGGCTTCGCGGCGCTCTACCAGCAGCGGCCGACCGTGGCCGACGGCGTGCTGTTCCGGCGCGAGAACATCCAGTTCTACCGGCGCGCCGACCTGCCTGAGAACCTGCGCATCTACTGCGCCTCCGACCACGCCGTCGGCACCGGCCAGCGCAACGACCCGTCCTGCTTCATCAAGGTCGGCGTCGACGGCCAGAACAACATCTACATCCTCGACGTCTTCTGGCAGAAGGTGCCGACCGACCGCGCCGTCGACGCGATGCTGGCCATGGCCGGCGGCGACCAGAGGCCGCTGCTCTGGTGGGCCGAGCGCGGCCACATCAGCAAGTCGATCGGCCCGTTCCTGACGCGGCGCATGCTCGAGACGGGCACGTTCATCAACCTCGTCGAGGTCACCCCGGCCACCGACAAGGAACAGAGGGCCCAGTCGATCGCCGCGCGCGTCGCCATGGGCAAGGTCTATTTCCCGAGCGGTGCGTTCTGGACGGAGAAGGCCGTCAGCGAGATGCTGGCGTTCCCGAACGGAAACCACGACGACTTCGTCGACGCGCTCGCCTATATTGGCCTCGGCCTCGGCGCCCAGCACGGGGCCGCCCAGAAGCCGCAACGCAAGGAGCCGGCGTTCGGAACGCTCGGCTGGGTCAAGCTCCACGACAAATGGCGCGCCGAGCAGGATGACGCGCGCCGCCACGGAGGCTTCTGATGGAAGACATGAACACCGGCGAGATGGAAATCGAGCAGGACCAGGCCGCGATGGCAACCGCGCCGGCGGCCGAGCCCGACGAGACGGTCCCCGAGGACATCCGCAAGCTGGTGCAGAAGCTCCAGCGGCAGGTCCGCGCGGACAAGAAGCACCACGAGAAGGCGTTTGAGCGCATGCGCCGCGACATGTTCGTCGCCGTGCATGGCCGCGAGCCGCAATGGAGCGCGGGCAACTACACGGCCAACATCGCCGGCCGCCACGTCCGCATGAAGACCAACGCGCTCTACGCGAAGAACCCGAAGTTCATCGCCAGGCGCAAGCGGCGCATCGAGTACAAGATCTGGAACGGCGACCAGCAGCAGCTTCTGCTGGCGATGCAGAACGTCCAGCAGGCCGCCATGATGCAGGCGCAACCGCCGATGCTCGACGAGATGGGCATGCCGATGCAGCCGGCGCTGCCGCCCGGCTTCGCGGAGGCGCAGGCGCTGATCGCGGACTTCCAGCAGGGCTACGCGCGCGAGCAGCAACTCAAGAAGTTCGGCCAGACGCTCGAGGTGCTCATGGAGCACGCGGCGAACGAGCAGAACCCGCTCGACCTCAAGACGGCCATGAAGCGCCTCGTGCGCCGCGCCTGCGCGACCGGCGTCGGCTACGTCGAGATCGACTTCCAGCGCGAGATGGGACCGGCGAGCGAGACGCTGGCGAAGCTCAACGACGCGCGCACGCGCCTCGCGCACCTCGAGCGCCTCCAGCAGGAGGCCGCGGAGGGCGAGATCACAGAGGTCGACGCCGAGATGGCCGAACTGCGGCTGTCCGTCGAGGCGCTGATGAACGAGCCCGAGATCGTGCTCCGCGAGGGCCTCGTCTACGACTACCCGCAGAGCACGAGGGTCATCCCCGACCGCAACTGCAAGAGCCTCGTCGGGTTCATCGGCGCGTGCCACGTCACGATCGAGCGCACCTACAGCGTGGACGAGGTCCGCGAGATCTTCGGCGTCGACGTGACGGGTGCTTTCACGCCCTACACGGGCGACAAGAAGCGCGGCGACGGCGCTGCGCGCGACATGATGGACGACGAGGCGGGGCAGGGCGAACTGCCGCTCGGCGACACCTCTCAGGCCAGCCGACAGCAGTTCGTGTGCGTGTGGAAGATCTACGACCGCCCGTCCGGGCTGGTCTACTGGATCGCCGACGGCCACGACAAGCCGCTGCGCGACCCAGCGCCGCCGTCCGTCTTCGTGCCGGATTTCTGGCCGGTCTACGCGCTGACGTTCAACGACGTCGAGAGCGAGGACGAGCTCTTCCCGCCCTCCGACGTCACGCTCCTGCTCGACCAGCAGCGCGAGATCAATCGGTCGCGCCAGGGCCAGCGCGAGCACCGCGAGGCCGCGAGGCCGCGGTGGGTCTACGGGCGCGGCGCGATCGACGAGGCCGACATCCCGGCGCTGAAGAGGGCGCGGCCGTTCGACGCCGTGGGCCTCAACATCGCGCCTGGCCAGAAGGTCGGCGACATCTTCGACGCGATCAAGGTGCCCGGGGTCGACCCGAACCTCTACGAGACCAACCAGTTCTTCACCGACATGCAGTTGACCGTCGGCACCTCGCCGGCGCGGCTCGGCGGGCTGGCCAAGGCCACGGCCACCGAGAGCGCGATCGCCGAAAGTTCGGCTAGCGAGGACGACCAGAGCGGCATCGACGACCTCGACGCCTTCCTGACCATGGTCGCCCGCGCGTCCAGTCAGGTGCTGATGCGCGAGATGAGCGGCGAGCAGGTCGTCAACATCGTCGGGCCGGGCGCGGTATGGCCCGGGCTGATGGACGACACCGGCATGGCCCCGCAGTTCCCGGCGCTGTCCGACGTCGACATCGTGAACGAGGTCTGGCTCGAGATCCAGGCCGGGTCGAGCGGCAAGCCCAACCAGGCGATCGAGATCCGCAACTGGAAGGAGATGCTGCCGTTCCTGCTCCAGATGGGGTCGATCCCGCCGACGTGGCTGGCGCGCGAGACGATCCGCCGCCTCGACGACCGCATCGACCTCAACGAGGCCGTCGTGGAAGGCATCCCGGCGATCGTGGCGATGAACCGCATGGCGGGCGGCGCCGGCGCGCAGCCGCAGCCCGGCACCGGCGACCCGGCCACCGACCCGGCCCAGCAGGGCGACAAGGGCGGCGACAAGGCGCCGCCCCCGGGCGGGCCCACCGGGTCCGACCCCGCCTTCGGCAGCAACCAGGTGTAGGTCGGTGTCGGCTTTCCGTTGATACGTCGGCTGACACGCACTACCATGTCGCAACCAAGAGGAGACCTCTATGGATCTGGACGATAAGCAGGGCACGGACTCGTCCTCCGCGCCGCCGGTCGACAAGACCCTGGACGAACGACCCGAGCAGAGCACGGCGATCGCCGACGCTCCGGCAGAGGCGAAAAGCGCGACGTCGTCCGACGCGCAAGGCGACAAGGACGCCACCAAGCTGACCTCCATCGTCCGCGACGTCGTCGCGGCGAGGAAGCCGGCAGCGGCGGACACGGCTTCGCCAGCCGATGGCCAGAACGAAGGTCCGAAACCCGAGAAGGCCCCCAAGGAACCGGACGACGAAGCCTACACCGACGTCCCGTTCCACAGGCACCCGCGCTTCCAGCACCTCCTGCGTAAGGCGAAAGCCCACGAGCAGGACGCAGTCCGCTACCGGAACGTCGAGACGTTCCTGACCAACAACGGACTGGGCTCGGAAGAGGCGGCAGACGCTCTCGTCATCGCAGGGCTGCTCAAGACCAACCCTGTCGAGGCGTGGAAGCGGCTGAAGCCCGTCGTGCAGAACCTTCTGGTTGCTGCTGGCGAGCTCGTGCCCGACGACATCGCGCCCCGCGTGCAGACCGGCGAACTCAGCCGGGAAGCCGCGATCGAGATCGCCCGCGCTCGCGCGCTGGCGGAATCGACCCAGCGCCAGATGACGTTCGCGCAGCAGCAAACGCAGGCGCGTGAAGCGCATGCGCACGCCGAGGCGATCCAGAACGCCGCCACGTCGTGGGAAGCCGATCGCCGGGCCAAGGACCCGAACTTCGAGGCCAAGATGAAACTCCTGCGAGCCGAGGTCATCGACTTGCAGCGCACGGAAGGCGTCCCGAACACCCCCGACGGTGTCCGGGCGCAGTTGGACAGGGCCTACAAGGCCGTCGTCCTGCCCGCGGCCTCCGCCGCGGTCCCGTCGCCGCAGCCGAAGCGCCCCGTGCCGGCCGGAGTTTCACCCAACGCAACGCCCGCCGCCGAGGACACGCTGTCCGTCATTCGCGCGACACGCGCCCGTCTCCGGGCGGCCGGGTAACGTCCAAGGGTCATTCAGATGAGCTTCACCGCAGACGAAATCTCCAACATCAACAACGCCGTCCTCGAGACCTTCATCGACAAGGGGACGGTGTTCAAGCAGTTCGTGGCCAACAAGCCCATGCTCGACGCGTTCAACGCGGCGGCCGGGCGCTTCGCCGGCGGCAAGGACAACGTGTCCTTCGCCGTGAAGGCGGGCCAGGGCGGCGGCAGCCTTCAGGGCTACACGCACGACGACGCCGTCGGGTACTACAACCCGACCGGCATCAAGCGTGCGCGCTTCCCCTGGAAGGAGCACCACGTCGGCATCGTCGTGACGCACACCGAACTCAAGGTGGACGGCATCGACATCAGCAACGACGGCAACACGTCGAACATGGACGGCCGCGAGGAGCAGGCGCTCGCCAACCTCCTCGAGGAGAAGATGGACACGCTCGGCGAGGACTACGCTGCCTCGCTCGACACGCTGATCCACGGCGACGGCACGGCCGACACCAAGGCGCTGGCCGGCATCCGCTCGCTGATCCTCGACAACCCGGCCACCGGCACGACCGGCAGCATCGGCCGCGTGGCGAACTCGTGGTGGCGCAACCGCGCGCGCACCTCGGGCTCCGGCGGCACGATCACCTCGTCCACCGCGGACGGCGGCGCGCTCATCGCCGTCCTCGAGACGGAGTACCGCCAGCTTTCGCGGTACAAGCAGGGCCAGACGCGCTGGAAGATGTTCGCCGGCTCCGACTGGATCGACGCCTACCTCAAGGAGATCCGTGCGAACGGCAAGTACTCCGAGACGGGCTTCCGTGCCGACGGCGTCGTCGACGGCGGCATGAGCCAGGCGAAGTTCAAGGGGATCGACATCATGTACGATCCGACGCTGGACAGCCTGTCGCTGGCGAAGCGGTGCTACTGGCTCGACATGGGCCGCACCGGCGTCCGTCTCCTGTACATGGACGGCCAGCGCATGAAGAAGCACACGCCGCAGCGTCCCTACGACCGCTACGTCATGTACAACGGCCTGACGATGACCGGCGTGATGATCGCGAAGCAGCTCAACACGAGCGGCGTCTACGACATCACCTGACGCTGACGCGGGGCGGCGCAAGCCGCCCCGCTGACGCCTCGTCAACCCCCTTCCAGAAAGCGAGACAGCCACCATGGCTCACTACATCTCCGACACCAACAACGTCGTCCAGGGCATCCTGGCGTCGGCCGTCACCGCTTCGGGCGGCACCTTCACGGTGAACTACCCGAGCGGCACGTCGCAGGCCGACTTCGACACCGGCCTCGCCGGCCCGAACTCGGCCATCCACATCAACGGCAACGACAAGTACGTCCTCGGAGCGTCGGCCCTCGGGCTGACCTTCGGCGCGTCCAACATCACGGTGACGAACAACTCGTCCGTGGCGTGGGCCGCCGGCTCGACCTACGTCCTCACGCTGGACCGTCAGGATGGCAACGAAGCCATCGTGATGCAGATCCCGGTCAACCTCGCGGCCATCACGGGCGCGGGCGACGTCGTGACCGAGATCAAGCCGGGCGTGGCGGGCGTGATCGAGTACGCCGAGTTCGTCGTCTCGGAGCGCGTCACCACGGCCGCCAAGGCCGCGACGCTCAACTTCGAGATCGGCACGACCGACGTCACGGCCATGACCTGCGCCCTGACCTCGGCCAACTGCGGCACGCTCGGCGCCGTCGTGGCGTTCGCGCTGCCCACCGGCGCCAACGTCCTGACCCCGGCGAGCAAGCTGTCGGTCGAGGCGGCGTCCGTGACGGCCTTCGCGGAAGGCCGCGGGTTCATCAACCTGCGCATCCGCAAGTCCGTCTCGGTCTGACGCGACTAGCCGGGCGGCCCGGAGACGGGCCGCCCGGTTCCACCCTGCAACACAGAGGACCCCATGCAGACCGCCAACGTCATCGTCGCCCTCGGTGGCGACACCGGAAACACCGTCCCGCGCGCCGGCGTCACGGCCGCCGAGATCACCGTGCTGCGCGCCATCCACGGCGACGAGGCCGTGTTCGACGTCGAGCCCGTGGGCGAGATCGATCGGTCGAACCGCGAGGAGAGGCAGCGCCTGGCCGAGGTCTACCGAGCCCGCGACGGCGAGAACAAGCTCATCATCGACAGCCTCTTCCCGGGCAGCGGCGCCCGCGTGCCGGAGACGCTCGACGAGCTCGAGCTTCCCGAGGAGTTCTTCAAGCCGGTCAGCCGGGCGTCCGCGTCGGCGGCCCCCGCCGCCGGAAAGAAGCCGGCGCGCAAGCCGGCCAAGCAGGCCGCCCCGGTGCCCGTCGACGCGGGCGACGAGGACGACGGGATCGGCGACCTCTGACGGAGTAGAGCGAGATGCGCGGCAAGACCCTCGGACATGTCCTGACGTTGCTGCGGGCCGAAGCGCGCCTCTCGCTCAACCCTGCCCACAACGCGCAGATCCGCGACACGCAGGTGTCCGCGGTCCAGCGCGTGCAGGAGATGCTCTGCGACGACATCAACTGGCCGCACCTGCGCGTGGAGCGATACGTCAGCCTCCAGGCCGGGCAGCGGTTCTACGATGTCACGACGGCCAAGGACGTCACCGGCGCCACGAAGAACGACATCCGCATCGACAAGGTCGATCGGATCTCGGTCATGGAGGCGGGCCTGTGGCGCCCGCTGCGCCCGGTCATCACGGCCTCCGAGTACGCGCAATTCCAGTCCGACCGCGACGAGCGTAGCTGGCCAGCGTTCGCTTGGCAGATCTACGAGGGCGAGCAGATCGAGATCTGGCCGATCCCGAGCGAGAACGCCGACGACGCGGCGCGCGAAGGCCAGTTGAAGATCACGGCCTACCGCAACTGCCGCCCGCTCATTTCGGACAGCGACATCTGCGACCTCGACTATCGCATGCTGGCGCTGTTCGCCGCCGTCGAATTCATCGCCGACGAGAAGATGGCCCGCTACAAGAGC